TCCTCAAGACATACCCTCCTATCTGGAGTGTGGTGAGCCAGACCCCGGCCAAGTGGGAGCGGTTTCTCGGAGAGTTCTTCCGGGCCCGAGAGATCTGGGCCGAAGAGGAGAGAGAGGAGTCTGGAGCCGCAGAAGAGATAATTCCTCCTCCCAGCGGGCCAGCAGCATAACCAATGTGCTACACCGTCCGTTACCGGTGCCAGTACAGAGATTACTGGTATGACGACCTTGATACAGGCAGTTGGCCAGAGGCTGTAGCGCGGGCCCAACAACTCGCCGTGTCGGGCAGAGCCGTCATGATCGTGGACTCCTTCACGGGCCAGATCCTCTACCAGTACCCCTGACTGAAGAAGCCCCTACAGCTCGCTGTCCACGGGCTGTAGGGGCTGGCTGCGGGCGTCCGGTTATTCCAGGCGCCACGTCCGCTTGCCTAGGTGCGGCGGGCGGAAAAACGATGGTAGTCTACTCGTCTCCGACTTCGGGACAGGCTTCAATGAACGCGCGGCGGAGCTTCTTATCCGCGCCCCGGCCACCTTTGCCGTCAAGCCAGTTGAGGAGGGCAGCCAGGAGCCTGTACCGGGGACTTTCCTCCGCCGGGTTCGTCCCCTCCTCCATCGAGGACTCGATGGCGCTCATCCAGTCTACCGCCCACATCCGGAACTCCCTGATCGTCCTGGGCTTGATCAGAGGCTTCTGTTTTTTCTCCTCTTCGGCGTCCACGCCCACAGCGGGGACCAGTTCACTATCGGAGTCCGTAGCGGCAGCGGCGGCGGTCTGTCTCATGGCCTCCCGTACGCCGGAGCGGGTAGATCCGGTGCCGTTCAGCCTGGACAGCGCCTCCTCAAGCTGATCGGGCTCCAGCCGGCTGAGTTCGTAACCGGAGTACAGACCGATCTCGCCCTCGTGAATGCGCTTCTGGACCGCCTCGGGCAGGCGCAGCAGGCTCATGACCTGTGACGCCCACGGCTTCGAGCGTCCCATAATCTGAGCGGCCTGAGACAACGTATAACCATAGTCCCTTGTCAGACGGTCCAGGGCCCAAGCCTGCTCGACCGGAGATAGTTCGAGGCGGTTGCAGTTCTCTCTGACATTCGCCTCGAACAGCTCACGGTCTCCCGCCCCGGCTCCCGTCTGCAAGATCCTGCCCTCCAGGAGACGGAGCGGGGACTCCTCCGGCACCTTGCCCTGGGCCGCCAGCATCTTCAGAGCCTTGTACCGGCGGAAGCCGTAAACCAGCCTGACCTTACCCGGTTCAGAACCCGGCACAAACCCAACTGGCTGAAGCTGCTGGCCGGCGTCCAGCAGTTCTCTGGCTAGACTGGCTATGTCCCCGGAATACTTCCGGCTGTTGGCGCTCTCGTCCGCCTCTACCGCATCGAGAGGCACCCGCAGCAGCACGCCCGTCTCAATACCGGGGATTTTCTTCATGTCCTTAATGTTCATTACACGTTCTCCTTATCACTTTCGTCCTCGTCCTGGTCCTCCTCCTCCTCCTCCTCCTCCTCCTCGCCGTCCGTGTCCTCTTCCCCGTCCACGTCCTCGTCCTCGTCCTCTCCCAATAAGATCAGTTCGATATCCACTTCTTCAGGCGGGACTGGTTCACCGTCACAGGTCACGCAGACCTGATACTGCCCGGTCTGGTCCGTGTAGCAGGTGGCTTGGTAGCTCCGGCCCTCGTACTCCACACAGGAGACCTCTCCGGCAGAATCCATGATAGGCAGGTATTCCTCGGCCTCCGTCTCGCCGACCCGAAGGCAGAATACCTCTTGGTCCTCGTCGATTAGTATGCCGACCAGAGATGGTTCGGCGTAAGGCACATCTGACATACTATGTCCTCCATGATTGTGTTTGGGCGCTAAACTGACGGCCAGAACCAGACTACTGCATCAGGCCCTTTTGCACAACATCATTTATTTAGGGCCGCTTCTCAGGGACGCCTCCCAGTAGAGACGCCGTACCTTATCCTGCATCTCTTCCTCAGTCCGGTTGCCGGGGCAAGGATCAGGATGGCTCCGGACTGGATCGGCACGATCCTCCTGTAGCAGATCGTACACATACAGGTCGTCTGCCGGGGGCGGGGAGTCTAGAGCCATGTCAGGACTCCCCTACGGGACGGGACAGCTTCTCACGCCAGTTCTCACGCGCGTTCCACTCCTGGATAGTGTGGTAGCGCAGATCGAGCAGGCGGCTATGGCCTGGAGAGCAGACAGTTCCATCCGCCTCCAGAATACTATCCAGGCCGATCAGTAGGTCTCGTACGAGGCGGTCTGGGACATGGCTCAGCCACGCGGGAGGCGGTCCTCCTACAGACGGGACGTATACCGCGGTGCGAATCTTATACATACTCACTCTCCTCTCCTTCGTCATCTCTGCTAGTGATAGTAGACTACGACGCTGATGATTTCCCCGGCCATAACCGGACGGGAAATAAACGTGAACTCCAGAGCCCCGGTTTCCCACCGGTAGTCTACACCATGGCTCTGATACAGGCCATTTCGATAGACTTCTATTCGCGCGGCCCGGTACGGCGAGGGCGAAATCACAGGCGTCTCAATGATCCGGCAGGACAGTACTCCTGCCGCACAGATCACGTCCACGGCGCTAGGCAGAGGCACGGGAGCCACTGATACCCGCGTGATTCCCGTTGAGGGATCTGTCTCAGCCGTCAGGCCAGTGCCGAACTCATACATAATCTGGCGGCTGGGCAGGCGAGTCTGCTGGCCAGCCAGCCAGGCCACCGACGCAACGAGAAACACAGCCAGAATATAGACTCTGCTAGCCACACCAACCTCCATAAGATTCCGATGGCTTATGCCACTTCAGCAGTACAGCACCACGCACGGACGGCCCTCCCATGTAGCAGAGACGGCGCAGGCGTAGTCCAGATAGTACCGTTTCCGCCCCAGCAGACGGCCTATTACCTTCTCGGCCCTTGCCGTCCCTAACCTGACAGGGACCAGTCCCATGGCCCTCAGATCCTGCCGTAGCATCTCCACGGACTCCGGACCGGTTCCATATATACGGTCGTAATACCATCCGCCAGCCCGCCCCCGCCAGACGCGGGCCCGCGCCAGAAGAGCAGGACGGGTGACGCCGTGCACCGTGACTGACTCGCATCTGTGCGGGAGTACAGCGATCATCGCGCCCTCTATCGTAGCCAGAGCCGGACTCTGGTGGTAGTAGCTGCCTCCAGGGGAGAAACACGATCGCCAGCGGTAGGCGTACCCTGACGGCTCTACTAGATAGATCGGGTCCGCCGTGATGATCGTGCCGCCCGGACCGCAGCGCTGTAGCTGGACCTGCCCAGGCGTGCATCTACCCAACAGTGCGCGCCGGTAACGCCTGCATCCACGGCTGGCGATATAGGTCTGGATGTCCTGGCGCCAACGGGCAGCCGTCTCCTCTACGTCCCACGGAGCGGCCTGCCTGGGCGCGCGCATGGCGCACCACTCCACTACTCCCCGCCCGCGATGATCCATCCCGCGCCCCGTGGACTCCCGATGTGCAGCGGCCCGGGCAGTCCGGCGCAGCCTCCGTGTCGCGCGCGGCTGGCCGTCCTCCCCTAGGACTACGCCGGTGATCGTGGGGCGGATATGTGGCGGGGTTAGATGGCGCTTCCGCGCCTTCAGGCGCCACCCCATTCGCTGGACGCAGCCGAGCACGAGCTGCTCGGCTGCCAGTACGTCATCCCGCGCGCGCCCCGAGATCGTCAGGTCGTCTGCATACCGGCTGTAGCGGACGCCGGCTGCCGTTAAACCCTTCTTTTTCAGCGCCTTAGCGATGGCCTCGTCCAGCTTGGCCCCCGCGATATTCGCCACGCATGGACTGGTCGGGAGTCCCTGACGCGGCGCACCATCTATGAGGCATGCGTCTATGACGTCCGCCGGGAGACCTGAGATCTGATCTCGCCGCACTGAGTCGTACCAGTGCTCCAGGTCGAGGCATAACACCCACGGTCGGCCAGCGTGGACCATGGCGTTCGTGACCGGACTACGGCCCGGGCGGAATCCGTGTGCATGGTCTCCCGCCGCCCTGCACGCCCGTTCCGCCGCCGCTGCGACAGTGGGCAGCAGGGACCGGTACCGCGCCATCTCCTCTCCATCGGGGACGTAGATGGTGCGGTAGCCCCCGCTTCTCTTCGGGATCTGTACCGTCTTCATATCGCCGTAGCTCCGGCGGCGTGCACAGCCGGCTCTGTCCAGCAGGGCTGAATCGCGGGAGGATTTGGAGCGAGCGAGCGAGTGACAAAGTCACGATGCGAGCGAGCGTTAAATCCGACTGCGATTGCTACTACTGCCCTATCTGCCGGTCCGGCGAAACACCGGGGCTCCGGGGCGGGATTCCCCTGCCGGACAGAGATGGTTGTGCACGCCGCCTGTACACACATGTTTCTACACGCCCTCAGCCTCTGGCCACGGACCGCGCACAACATCACGGGCGTAGCGGTACGCCCACTGCGCCGGCCTCATAATCAATAGAGTATGAGTGGTGATGGTGAGGGCCGTGCTCTGACACAGGCTCTGATAGGCAGCATCCAGTAGTCTTAATCTCATGTGTGTGTGGTCTCCTCTGTCCGGTATGCGCCGGACACGACCATCATGACGCAGTGTTTACTGCGAGTCAACGATCAGATTCTCATTGTTTGAAACTCTTAGTACTAAATCCCGTGCGAAAACGACCTAGACCGCCTCTGGAAATTCACCTAGCTAGGCGTTATGATGGCTAGGTGCCCACGGGTGTACACAGATCGGTAGCAGGGACCGAGAGGCTCTGCCAGTGGTGCCAGAGGCCCTACCCTGTCCGGCAGCCTCATCAGGTATACTGCTCGCCAGGCTGCCGTCAGTATGCGTGGCGGTATGAGCAGATCCAGAGAGTGCTCATGAGGATCATCCGGGCGGGGGGCCTCGACCAGTACCGTGAGGAGCAGGTGGACATGGCCCGGTCTGGGGGCAGGCCCAGACGTTCGGCGGAGTGGTGGGCGCGGTGGAGGGAGAGGAGAGGAGCCGAGGCGGCTCCGGCCTCCGGCTCCTCTGCTCCAGTGGAGCTAGCGGGTAAAGGGGCGGTCCAGCAGTCCCATGCGGTTGAGGACTCCGAGTAGGGTCCTCTGGTCCTGCTCGTTTATCCTCGCCCGGTTCACGGGAGTTCTCCGGCGGGAAGGGCGGGCGGACTGCCACGACGATCCCCGGGCGCCGTGAATCATGGATGTCACAGCAGCGGAGAGATCCTGGGAGAATTTCTCCATACCGGCCAGGGAGGTAAATACCAGGTCCACTACGGAACCGTCCCGGTCCTCCAGGGAGAGTACCGTAGTAGCTCTGCCCCGTCTGGCGCAGATCATCACAGGAGAGTGGCAGGTGGTAATCGCCATGATCAGGCTACGGGAGACCGGAATGCGTAGTAACTGTTCAGGGACGAGAACACCGGCTGGTTGCGTTCGAGCAGACGGATCGTGACCGAATCTCCCATGTCCGGCTGGCCCTCCGACCGCAGGATTTCATCCACGAGCGTCTGGAGAATGTGAAATGGAGCAGCAGATTCTCCGTTCGCGCCGGTCAGCCGTGCCAGCCACATCCCGCAGTTCATGTTGGCGTAGGCGGTGTTCTGGCCGGGCGAGATATCGAGCGGCAGCCGGACCTCCAGAGTGTACTGGTAGGCGTAATCCGGGTCGATAATCTCAGAAGGTATCTGGCGGACAGGCACCAGTCCTGCTCCGTAGGCGGCTCCCGCCGGACTCCTCAGGTTGATAGCGAGTTGGCCCGTTTCCAGGCCTGCTCTGCTGACCCACTCCCGGTACAGTCCGGCTTGAACCAGAGTGCAGTTCTGAGCCGGGTTTCCGGATGCTCCATTTTGCCTCAGGTATTCAGCCTGAGCCAGAACAGGACTGATGACTGGCGTGATGTTCATAAGATCTCCTTGTTGATGCGTTGGTTGCTACGGGACGGATCTCTACTTCAGGTCCGCCCATGTCGGCCCGGTGGAGGCTGAGGCTCCCACCGGAATGGAGAGTTCCACCGCCTCCATCATAATCCGTTTCACATCAGCCAGGAACTCACCGGCGATGTGGGGAGAAAGCTCGAAAACCAGTTCGTCGTGGATTTGCAGCAGCGGCCAGATGCGGCAATCCGGATACGCCTCCTCCCACTGTTCCACGAGATCCATGATCTCAGCCGTGGCCAGTTTCAGAATGCCCTGAGCTGTCGCTTGAATCGGCATATTCCCGGCCTGCCGGAACGCAGCCCGTCTGATGCGGGGTATCGTGGAGAGCGCTTCCGGTACCAGGCGCACCCGTCCGAACCAGTCCCACACCATGCCGTAGCGCCTCGCACGGGAATGCTGGAGATCCAGCCAGGCCCGTATGCCACGGTAGTAGCGGAACCACTCCTCAATCAGCTTTTCGCACTCCTCTACCGTCCACAGCGGCCCTCCGTTCGAGAGGATATTGCCCTGGAGGCCAAGGCCGGACTGGCCGTAGAGGATGGCGAATCCAGCGGTTTTCGCCGGGAGCCGGTAGTTCTGCTTGAAGTGTTTCCATTCGCTCCTCTCCTGATCCGTCCAGAGTACGGTTTCTCCGGCCTCCTCCTGTTTAGCCATTAAAGCTAACCGCTCGTACTTAGCCCGGTCCAGACGGAACACATTGACGGCGGTCTGAGTGTGGATGTCGGCTCCCAACAGGAATGCCGAGATCATGTTCCGGTCCTGGGATAGATCTCCGGCCAGAACCATCTCAATCTGGCTCAGGTCCGCCGAGGCCAGGACGCATTGGCGTCCGCATTGGTCCTTGCCGGGAATGAACCCCTGACGGATTCTCATGCCGTCCTGGGTTCGGGCGGGGATGTTCTGAAGGTTCGGGTTCTCGGAGGACAACCGGCCCGTGTCGGTACTGGTGTGACGGAACGTGGTATGGAGCCTCCCAGTGTGAGGGTGAATCATCCGGGGCAGCTTGCGGGCGTAAGTGCCGTCCAGTTTGTCCAGAGCGCGGTACTCCAGGATGAGGCCCACAACCGGGTGGGCGTTCTTCAGACTGGAGAGGATATCGGCGTCCGTCACATCCCTGCCCGTGGCTGTCCGCTTACGGCCTGTGGGCGGAGTGAGCCTCAGTTCATCGAATAGCAGAGGCCCTACCTGGTCCCCGCTGATGGGGTTGATCTCCCGGCCCACGATGGAGTGAATTTCATCCCGGATGGATTGAAGCCGCTGTTGGAACTCGGCTGACAGGGCCTGGAAGTAAGAGACGTCGAGAAGAGCGCCATGCTGGTGGAACCGGGTCAGCATCCGGAACGTGCCCTGATCGAGCCTCTGGGCGTTGGGCAGACAGGGATAGTCCAGGACGCGAACCCCGCCGTAACAGGTTTGGGGAGTGACGGGCATGGTTGCTCAGAACTCCATCTCCGCTACCCTCAGCTTTACTCTGGATCTCGTCCACCGCTTTCCCTCCAGGCAGCCGGGCGTCATAGTTCCGGCCTCCACCGCCTCATCAGATTCAAAGAATGGTTGAGCCCCTGGAGTCTATGGGCGCACCGGCTTGAGCATGTCCGGCGGGGATAGACCCTGACTGTACAGAACCGGCCCCGTCTGCGGAGCTGGAACGGCGGATAAAACATCCGCTGGCACCATGCGCAGATCCGTGGCTGAACTTTGTCCGGGGTCATCACATCCAGGCGTTCCCGCCGGACGATCTTCATGCGTCCCGTTTCCATTCTGATAATGGCTTCCTCCATCAACCAGTCGCAGAGTCCCATCCATGTCCCTTCATAATCCGGGTGGCCCTGCGGGAGGCCTTGGGAGATCAGGGAATCCAGGCGGCGGCGGGCGTCTCTCTGCTCTCTCAGGCAGCGCCCAAGTCCAGACGCCGCGTTCACAGCTTAGGCTCCTCGCGGCTCATACTCAAAATGAGTTGGTGGGCAATTCTCAACTTCTCCTTCCACTGCTCCCCCAGTACGGGAGACAACAGAGGTCCGAGACGGCTTTCTACAGCGTCATTCTGGCCGGAACCGGCGGGACGGTTTCCGTCTGTAGCCTCCCGCGCTGCCTCCAAGACGGCGGAAGCCACGTCCGCAGCCTCAACGGGGGTTAGTCTCACCCGTTCGCCTGTCCCGCCGTACCCGCGCCCGAGCCAAATTTCCACGGCAGGAGCCACATTACAGGCCCCGCCGGACGGAACGGCCACAACCGCCAGGCTCAGGGTTCGTACGGTATCCACGCCGTCTTGGCGGCAGAGCGGCAGATAGACCGTCTCCCTTCCATACTTCTCGATCTTCATACGTCCTCCTGTTTCTCAAGCAAATCTGTATCGTCCAGATCCACACAGATCTCACAGCGTTGTGCGCCGTCCGGCATCGTGATTATTTCCAGTCCAGTACGGCTGTAGCCACAGCGCTCACAGACGGTGATATCCACGCCCCCGGTTTCTTCCAAGGCGCTGTAAATCAGAACCACACGCCACTCCCATTCTCCCCGGGCGGGCCGAACCTCTATCCTCTGAGGCTCCCGGACCAGCAGTCTTGTCTCGCGGGATTCGGACGGGTCCGGAACGGCCCACTCCTCAACGCCAATCGACACCACTGAAGATTCAGGCAGATTCGCCAGCACTCTTACTAGATCTCTTACCTTCACGACAGGCCTCCTTTCGGTTCCTAGACCGCTACGGAATTGAGCCAGGCCATAAACAGGATGAGAAGCCATCCGGCGGCAGCCCCATGGGCCAGAATGAACCAGATCACAGGCCAGCGGCGGGAGGGCGGCAGGTCGTCCCAGTCCATCCAGGATTCACGGCAGAGGCGGATGTAGGAGCTTCTGATCTTCAGGCGCAGAGTCATTGTACGTTTTCCTCCATTCGTAACCGGATCTCCCACCGCAGTTTGCGTACAGTAGGGTGTTTGTCCTGGCGGAAGCGGGATGGTCTGCACCATGACCCCCCTCCGGCCTCGCCCGCCAACGTCCACCCCGAGGCCCGGAGTGATGCGCCGCCCTCCTCCGGCAGAGTGTAGGTGGCCAGCCGCCGGTAACCCATGGCGGCGGCCACTCGCCGGATCGCCCCATAAAGCATGGAGCACGCGTTCTTAGTCCCGTCCGTGCAGAGTCTGGTTACTTCGAGGGTCAGTCCGTCATCGAGCATCCGGGTGGCAGGACGGCCCGCAATACCGGCTCCGGCTTGGCGCCCCGCCTTATCAACTAGTCCTACAGCGAACTTTGCGCCAACGGCGGGCGGGTGGTGGCGGTGATATTCCCGGACGTACTGATTAGCGGCACGGAGTGTTAGCGGCACGATGCTGAGCCTCATAGATTAGGCCACTCCGCCATCCGGCAGAGCCCCTCCAGAACCGGATGCCCCGCACACAGACTCTCGATGGAGCGGCGGGTTTTCAGGCTCAGTCTGGTGCGTGCTTGGCGTCCCTGCACCAGACGGTTGAGCGTGACGTAATGCAGGTCGAGTTTGACAGCTAAGTCTCTCTGGGTCATGTGCAGCTCTCTGATCATGGCCCGGAGCAGGAACCCCAGAGATGGCCGCCTGTACTCATACCACGGCAGGGACGGCTGCTGCTGGGCCGGATCCGGCAGAACGGGCCGGGAGGCCGACAGGGCCAGATTGAGCACGTCGAGGGGAGACAGGTTCAGTTTCATTGCGCAACCTCAGACCCAGTACCCGATGCTGATGCCGATTCGCCAGTATCCATGGGACTTTAGCCAGTAGTGGAAATTCTCGTAGAGGGAGACGGTCTGCTCCTCCCAGCCTCCTCCGGATCGCATGAAAACGCTGATAACAGGGGCCCACGGGATGATTCTCACCGGCATAATCCACCACGGCGTCCGGCGTGGATCCGGTTTCAGTCTGGATCGTTCTGGAATGCCCGTCCATCCCGGCAGAGTGTACAGAGTCACGTTGATTACGTCCGGGATGCGGTTGTCCCCGGACTGCCGTTCAAACAGCGTCCACAGCCTGGCAATGCAGACACGCAGCCGTCCAGGGGCTGTGTATTCAGCGCCCATGGACCCCAGTTCTACGCTGAACACCGCTGAGTCGAGTTTCCGTCTGATGGTCACTTCTGATTCTCCTCCTCCTCCTTCTTACCCCGCAGTGGAGCGGTCATTCTGCCGTAAGCGGGGCACCGGTAGTTCTGGCACACCATAGCCCTGTTGGACAGTTCCGCGAGTCTGTTGCGGCAGACGGGACAGAACCTGTCAGGATGGTGGAGCCTTTCCCTCTGTGTCCTGGTCATTCCTCGTTCTCCTCTTCCTGCTCCTCGGCGGCGAGCTGGCTGATCAGGCCCTCCAGCTCATCCAGGGCCTCGGCTTTCTCCGCCGCCTTCCTGTCAACCAGAGCGGAGAGCGGAGACCTGATGGACCCCTTTCTCCGCGCCGCTGGCGGAGCCGGAACCTCCCCTGGAGGAGCCGCTGGAGTCCCAGGCAGGGGATTCCGTCCCGCCAGAACTCCCATGACGTTCGACCTGAGTTCCTGTTCGGTGAACTCCCTTATCCAGGCCATCATCAGAACGTCCCGCACGATCCCAGCCGTTCCAGGCAGCAGATAAACCAAGACGGAGAGCGTCCTGCCGTCCTCCTCCTGAACCCGGACTTCATCAAGGGTGACCCTGAACTTCTGGACCCCTGACACCCACTCCACCCGTCCCACCAGATATCTGGACGTTCTGTCCGGCGGAGGCGTCAGATAGACAGCGGTATCGGGCACTACCACTCTCCAGACGCACGGACTGATCTGTATGACCTCCGCTCTCCTGGCTCCACTACCCTCACTCATGACGGCTCTCCTTCCTAATAGAAAGACTCTCTTACGCGCGTAGATAACAGGCTAACGCTAACAGGCTAATTAGCGTGTTAGCATTTCACGTTTCTATGGTGAACTTTTGATCGTTTGACAGGGAGTGGCCTGAAGTCCCGTAAACCACTGAAAAGAAACCACACGCCTGTACAAACCTAGGATATTTCCTACATTTCCGGTACAAAACGCAGTAGACATTATTTTGTGTCTAGGAGACACTACGCTCAGAAGTTGACATAACCGGAGTTGACAATAACCCGTATATGATCCTGTAGTGTATCGTTCGGAGGCTGTTTCCGGTAGTAGTGTATCGTTCGGCGAACGCCGAATTAGGCCGCTTTGCAGGCCGTCGGAGTCCGCCAGACGGAAATCTAAAAGTGTAATCGCTCCTAGCACGGTTTCGTTTTCTATTAATAATGGCCCACTGTTAGCAGTATGTGTAATTGATAGTCCGATGTTAGCGTCTAAACTGCTCACCGTCCACATAGAGTCTCCTGGTAACAGAGGTTAGAGGCCGAGGCCCTTGCCGAATCTCCGGGACATCCTGGACAGGATAGGGTAGATGCGGAGAGTCATGTCCGCGTCCGCCCCTGCGTAAGGAACCACATCCTCCCATGGGACGAGAGCAATACTCATTTCCGGCATGGCAGTGGACAGTACTCCAGGCCAGCTCCCCTGCTGATTGAGCCGTTCGACACGCTCGGCGATGATCTGACGGTCTGAGTCGTGCCAGTCCATCCACCGTTTCCACGGATCTAAGGGGCTGTCCGGATCCATGGGAGCATGGAGAGCCCGCAGCAGACCTGCCACCTTCCTGGCTGTCATTTCCCATCCGGTTTTCGGGGGCTTGGGAGGCCTTCTGGGCCGTTTTCCAGGCATGGGGGCCTCTGTGGTAGGGGAGGGTGGCTTCAGCGCCTCCTGGACCCCGCTGAGCCACCAGATTAGACGCTCAACCCAGTAGGGCCGGACGACATCCTCGAAGTCCGTCATGTGGACTCCCAGGAGCCGGAGGGCAAGCTGTTTCAGGCCCTGTGGAATTGAGCCGATGGTGTAAGCCATGGACATGGTGTCTACCACCCGGACGTGCTTCGGCAGGCGGGCCCCGAACAGATTCTCCAGTACCGGAATGTCGAACGGGGCGTTGTGAAGGAGAATCTTCCGGCACGAGTTCAGATGGTAGTAGAGACGTCTCAGGGCCTCTGTGCAGTCATGACGAACCACGAAGCCATACCCGGCCTGTGTGCACCACGACAGACAGTAGGGCAGGAGAGACTGGAGGCTGTAGACCTCGGTATCCAAGGCCGCCAAGGGAACCACTGGATCCGCCGGAAACTCCCGCCATGCCATGTCTACCTCTTCCGGACTGCTCAGTGAGGAGTAGACTCCCAGACTGCCTTTGGGGGGCGGACCTTCCCGTAAGTAGCGGCCCATACTCTGGAAGTCGGCCAGCAGCAGGCTCATGATGCGTCCTGAACGCAGAGCGGCGGCGGGATGGTACATCGGGATGAGCGTGCCCTCCCACACGTCTGAGTACCGGGCATGGACCGGGATGCCGTGAGCCTGTTCGAGATTAGGCTGGCCGGGGAACATAGCAGAGTAGGCTACAGCCCCGAGAGTTACAATGATCTCTGGATCCGCCAGAGCGACCTCGCCTGGCATGTGACTTTGCACACAACACTGCACTAGGGCCTGGGAAGGACTGCTTCCGTTCTCATCAGGAATGCACCGGACGGCGTTAGTGACATAGACATCCTGCCGCCTCAGGCCCGCCGCCGGCAGGTAAACCTCATTCAGTTCCTGGCCGGCATCGCCGTGGAAGGGCCTGCCCCTGCCTTCGCTGTCTCTGGTGCGGTCCTCGGTCTTGCCTGGGGCCTCGCCGATCAGCATGACCCGGCACGGAGCTGGTCCTTCCCCTTCGATGGGGAGCTTGCGGGACGGGCACAACCGGCATCTCATGACACCTTGCCCTTGGCCTTTTCCAGAATCGCCGCAGCCTCGGCCCTCTGGGCCGACAGCCTTATTTCCCGCTCAGTCAGAATCGACAGCAGAACATCAGTGAGATTCCTCGATCCGGTACGGTTGTCCCGGCGGTAGGAGTCTACCTTCCTTTTCAGTCCTGGCATGACCCTCTCCAGAGACTCGATCATGTAGAGGGTGACTGGCTCCGCCATCTCCGGAAACACGATCCGGTCCCGATAACGCACACAGTGGTCCCAGAACGGCAGCGGGGCACGGCTGGCCTTTTCGATCCGCTTCATGGACTCCTCGCGCTCCTGGGAGTAGTGGGCCACAGAGTACAGCAGAGCGTCAGCGGAGGATAGCTCACGGCCCCGTTTTGCCCGCTGGTATATCTGGCTGATGCCTGGAAACTGATTTTCCAGAGCTAGAACGATGGTGCTGTAGTAGCGTTCGGAGTGATTATTTTCCTGGTTCATGTCCGTCCTCCTCATCTTGTTGGCCGGCTAGGGACCGCACGATCCTCATAGCCGTTTTCTTTCCGATACCTGGAATTTGTGCAAGCTCACCCGGCGAGGCGCAGCACAAATCCATAACGCTGCGGTAGCGTTCCGCGATGGCTCCGCTTCTCTCCCACCCCACGCCGGGCAGCTCTTTAGCTACGCGGCGTAGTAGTGAGGGCTTCTGGTACAGAACCCGGTCTGGCGGCGGACTGTAGATAGTCTTGTGCGAGCGGTGCTGGTCCCATGGCCGGCCAAACCAGAGATAGATGGACTTCACGGCGCTTATCACATCAGCCACCGTTCTGCACCGCCGGACATGGAATCCGCACCTTAGTTCAAGGGTCTGTAGATACCCCTCCAGCTCCCTCCACAGGAATCCGGACGCGCCCAACTGTATCTGCATCCAGCCGCCCCGCACGGGAATCTCCAGCAGCCCGGAATCGCCTTCTCTCCACTGCCCGAGCACAAGCAGGTAGCGGAACTGGTAGGTCCGTACCATGCCTGGGACCTGGTGGCCCGCCAGACGCCCGTCTCTACACGACTTCAGCAGATCATTTAGGCGCTTATACTCAATGCCGATGCTGCATTCGCCATCCGGCCCGTAACCGTTGAATCGAATATCGCCGTAGTCCAGCCGGGCCAGTTCAGCGTTCAGTCCGCCGATCCGGAGAGAGTACACTAGCGATGAGCTTCCGGCTCTGCCGTCTACCTGAATCACTCTCTCCGTCACGGCTGGCTCCAAGACTACTGGCCCCTGCTGTGCATTCTGTAAAGTTTTTCCAACAGGATGTTCAGGGCCTGACATACAACATCCGCTTCACACTGGCCGGGCTGGTACAGGCATAACAGTGGAGTGTTGATGGCTCGGGCCTCCCCGTGCTCAAGGTAGATCATCCAGCAGCCGGCCCCAGGAATGGCATAGACGCGGCCAGATAACAGAGAGTTCAGTCCACCGTAGGGCGGATATGCGTTCTGGTTCAGAGCGCTGACGATGATAGCTCCGTGTGTCATACCCAGTCCCCCTCTTTGCTTTCTGGGAAGCAGAGCTGTCCGAGCGTGGAGAAGGTGTTCAGGGGCCCGATCAGCTCTACTCCAATCACGTCCATGGTCTGATACCGGCTGTCGATGATCCGGGTTCCGAACAACCTGTTCTCGGCATCCAGGTAGTGCTCCACGATGACATCAGCGATGAACCCGAAATCCGTGAAGCCGGCCCTTTCGTATTTGCCGCTCCAGGAGTCCTTGCCTTCCTTGTTGGTCTTGTACTCTTTCTTCACTTTATGAATCCAGACTGAGTTCAGGCCGGGCCTTCTCTGCACAGTCTTTAGCAGTTCGCGGAACTCAGCGTTTACCGGGCCGTAGTGGTGCGGCATGACCTGAGTGAGCTTGCCGAACCGGGCCAGCCTCAGCAGCTCCCATACCTCAGTGGCCGTGTCCACTACTAAGCCCCGGATGGACTTGTCGCTAACCGCCGTCCGGATCGCCGCTTCCACCTGATCCCACAGTTTCGCGTTGATAGCCGCGTCCGGAGCCCTCTTCAACGGCTCATATTCAAAATAGTGGATCTTCTTTCCCTGCCGCTTCCAGTAACTAGCCACTTCCAGGGTTCCCGTGTCGCTGCTCACAACGGCTATGGGTTCCGGCATGGTGAATGCCCAGTGTGTCTTGCCCCGCTTCTCGTGACCCGAACTGCAAACCATCAGCGAAGGCTGAGACCTGCCGGTAATTTCCGTAAACCCTGCATGGGCCAGGCTGCCTTTAGGTTCGACTGCCATAACTAGAGTCCCTCCCCTCTCCGGCCCGTGACGATCCGCCACAGAAGGGACAGCCAGTTCATCTGTGAGTACATCCTCTCCAGGCTAAGGTAGTAGATCACCACATCGGCCAGAGTCCGGCCTGCGTGGCGTCCCTGACTGATCTCGGTTCTGTAGTGCTCTCTCAGGTACAGGGTAATTCTGCTGATGCACTCCGCCTCGTCCCTGACGGCTTGGAGTTCGGCCCGTCTCTGGGCTAGAGTCCTGGTGAGCATCTCCAGTTCCTCTTTGAGTTGCTCCGCCGGGCCCAGAGGCTCATGGGTGGCTGGTATGGACTGGTATTCCAAATCTTTGCCGGAAGGCATTCTGATAACTTCCATCGTCCTGTCTCCTCTTCGATCTCTACAATTCAGATAGGGCCCGTGGCGTATTCGTATGCCACGGGCCGGGTCTGCTACAGGCTCACGTCCTCGCCGGTCACGTTGAAACCGTTTTCCTTCAGGAAAGCGGGATCGCAGATGTGATCCAAAAACTGGTTGCTCTCCTTGCCGGGCTTCAGGCCGAAGTTTTTCACCTGGCGCATCCCGCGCAGCCGGAGCTGCCTGATCGGACTCTTGCCGTTGGCCTGAAGATCCTCGCTGATCCACGAGACTGCGGAGGCTAGCAGTTCCACGCTGTAGTCATCCTTCGAGTCGTACGCCGTGGCCTTCTCCGTTCTGTTGTCAGCTTTGCCCGCCGCCGCCGGGGCCGTCTTGCCTTTCCGGTCCCACGGCAGGCTGATGATCTTGCTACAAACCAAGATGGTTTTCTCACGCTCACGCCCGTCCGGGCGCGTACTGGCGCTGGAAACCAGTCCGTCACGCTTCGGGGCGGGCACCCGCTTGATGTGAATTTTCGCTCCAATCAGAACTGAAACATCTCCGTCGGTGAGAGGGTCGAGGTTCGCTCCGTGGTCCACCATGCTTTGGAGGAACAGGCCGAGATTGCTATTCTTCGACAGGTTCGACCTGGTTCCGTTTTGGATCAGCGTGCGCCCGTCCGTATCGGGGTCCGGGGCGAAGTCCGCCACGCTGCCAGCGCTGAACAGATGATCGTGTTCGGTGAAGCTGTCGTCTCCGAGCACGCGGAACTTGACCTGCAAAGCCAGCGCCGTGGCGCTGGGCAGGGAGCCGTCGTAGTCAGTAGCAATAAATCGAGCATCCAGCACTTCCACGTCCTGGTCGTCGATTAGTCCTGACTGAACGAAATCACGCGGGTTCAAACTTACGTTCATGTCTGATCTCCTGATTCTGAGGTTGATCCGGCTGATAAAAACTGGCCTGGGCCAGTCATAACAGATGAAAACTAAAAGGGCACGCCCATCTCCGTGAGCAGCGGCGGCGGCGGACTGGGTACGTTTTCCCGTTTACGATAAAGCTGCCTGAACCACGGCGGAAATAATCCCGGCCTCCAACGGATGATGCGGTCCACCGTGTCATCGAGGATGAAGGTCTCGCAGCGGTCATTTTCGGCCCTCATGCCACGCCCGCACATCTGGACCAGTTCCTGGGCCATGAGGTAGTGTGAATAGTTGCCGTCCTCTTCCACCCGCACCCTGACCAGTCCGGATGAATGGTCTGGATAGGGAGCCTTCAGGATGATCTGATACTCACACTGCTGGTATGGAAAATCGTAACCTGTGCCCATGCTCGGGGTGACCAGAATCGCCGGAGCCTCCGATAGCCTGAAACTAGCGGCGGCGTCTACGGCCTCTCCCCGCACGGGTGTGTGACTGATCATGTAGTCCCGGTACGCGCTCCTGGCAATGACCTCGTGCGCCCTCTGGTAGCTCGTGGTGTGAATAATCCCCTTGCGGTCGAGGCGCGAGCCGATTATCTGGTCGATCTTCTCCAGTTGTAGATTCATCGCCTTCTCCCGGTTCTTGTAGTTACTGCGGACAGTCGGGATGTGGTAAATAGGACTGCGGGAAGCGGGAAAGCTGTAGGGATGGTCACGGAAGGTAAGCTCGGACGGCGGTACGCCGAGCAGGTCCATGGTTTTAGGCAGGAGGGTGGCCGAGACGAGGACAATCTTAGGCACCTTGTTCCATAGAACCTCCTCCGCGTAGAGTTTAGCCCAGAGGGGAGACAGACGGTATGCTGTTTTCCGCCTGTCTACCTCATCAGGGACCGTCTCAGCCAGCCAGTGACCCTTGATGGAGCTTAAGCGTTTCAGTTTACCCAGCAGATTGCGCAGAGCCTTCACGCGGCGGACGACATCAACACTGGCCGTGCCGGAGCGTAGATCCTCCTGGTAGCACTCAATCTGCTGTTCACACCGCTGTACATGGCTTAAAGCCCACCTGGTCCACTGGTTGATGATGTAGTAGGTCCTGGGGGGTCCCGTTCTGAGCAGGTCCAGATCCCGAGGCGTAATGACACAGCTCACCGTACTGGTGACGATCTCCGGAGCGTCGTGAGCCTCGTCACAGATGAGCAGATCCACCGCTCCTAGCCCCTCGCCAAAGAAGTTGATTGCCGACCAGTAGGAGTAGTTGGTTACAACGATCTGGCTCTTTAGGCCTTCCAGATATTGCACCATGTAGGGGCAAGTAGGAGGCTTGTCTGAGTTCCGGCTGCCCTCCCGGCAGCCGTACAGAGGCCCGTCCTCACACGTCAGGCCCGCACGGCTGCCGCAGTCGAATGTGTTCCGGCCTTTAACGCTGACGAGTCCACACAGGCCGAAGTCTGAAACGAGCTGGTCCTGAAGCCCCTTGGTTGCAGTCAGGATCACGGTGCGCCCGCCGGTGATGAGGGCCTCCGCCATGTAGATAGCGCTTTTCCCGCTGCCGGTCGGCAGGGACTGGGCAACAAACCGGGTGCCAGCATCTAGACTCGCTTCGATGGCTCTGACTTGATGATCACGCCAGCGGGCGAATTTAGGCGGCAGTCCGATGTCTGATGGGGTGATTCCGGCGAGGATACCGGGCATTATTAGTTCCTCCTGCTGCCACGGGCGCGGCCTCTCAGGGCCGCTTAGTTTTCATAATCTAACTGGTCAGGATCAATCTGCGGAGGCAGGCCGGAGCTGCTGTAAGTGGCAGGCCGGTACGAGGCGGGACCGTCCGCTGTCTCACGCAGCACACGGGCGAATCCTGCCAGTTTGTCCCTGAACTCGGTGAGAAACCGCTTTCGCCATGCGCTCTCTTTAGGAATCGCGTCGATCTGGCTTTTTACCTGAGCCACGATTCTGATGACGGCCCGCGTGTTGCCGTCGGCTGCGTGCATAGAGCACGTCTTGACCGCCGTCTCAATTGCATTCCGGATGGCCAGTACAGTCTGCTCGTCTCTCATCTGCTCGGCGATGGCCTCACATGCCATGATCAGATGGCGCGGAACGTCCTGGGCCCGCCGGTGACAAAAGAATGCGTGGCGGTACACGGCATGGCGGAAGAAGTCCCCGGTTGTTTTGTAGGGGAACCTTTTCGACGCCACGAGAATCTCCACGGCCCGGTGGAGCGTGGGCGGAACGCGGAATGACTCCCTGACTGAGTGGCCCTTGGCGTCCACTGCGGGACAGACCCACTCCTCGTCGCTGAAATCAAGCTCCGAAGCGTCCCACTTCGGTTCATCGTAGAGGTCAGTGAATGTGACCTCCCTGCTGGCTGGCTTGTTCTTAGCCACGGCTAGTTCCTCTTGAGGCTCGGATGGGGGATGACGATGCCGCTGCACAGCCGCGCGTGAACCTGGGACATTTCCTCGCGGTGCTGGATCTGCTGCTCGATTAACATTTTCCACTCCGCACAAAAGGCCGCTAGTATGCCCTTTAACGCATCACAGACAGCGGGACCGAAGTGCAGAGCGATCTCTCCCGATTCTCCCGACGCCTCGTTGTAGCGGCACTCGTCGATGATCCGGCAGGCGTGGCTGAGCTTTTCCTGGTTAATGGAGATCAGGCGGTCCAAAGCGCTGATCGCCTCAGCTACGGAGCGCTGGTCTAAGGTAGGTTGCATGGCACTCAGCATACCTTAGGTGTTTACTAGGAGTCAACACTTAGACAACCAGACGGGGACCTCCGTATGGTACTGGTACTCAGGCCGCTGTTGACCTGGGGCAAACAACACATGGAGAATGTGGATATGAGGCCTGAACCTGATATTCGGACGTGGGTTGAAGCCACCGGCGGCATGAGCCTCAGTGAAGTAGCGCGGCGGTCCGGCGTGAGCAAGAGCCATCTCTCCCTTGTATTTCGCGGCCTCCGGCGTCCGTCCATCGGTGTGTGCCGGCGCCTGTCGCAGAGCATGGGCGTGCCGCTAGCCGAGGTTATCCGGCTACTGCCAGACTCTGAGTCTGAACCGTCTGTGGTTTGACCCGCCGCCGGTCTCGGCTCCACTCCACTTCTACTTTATTCTTCTGTTTCTCGTCCTGGTAAGCCAGCTCGGCTGCCTTCTCGCGGACTGGAGTGGTGATCTGTGCATAGACCTCGGTGCTCTGGATGGTGGAGTGTCCTAGCCAGTCCTTTACGGCATAAATATCCACGCCTTTCTCAAGCAGGTGAACCGCGATGGAATGCCGGAGCGTGTGTGCGTGCGACAGACCCTCCGGCCACCCGGCCCGGCTGGCGTAGCAACTAAACAGTTTGTGCACCTGTTGCCGGCTGACGGGCAGACCCCGCCGGGACGGGAAGAGGGGCCCGGCATCGAGACCCCTGACCTTCAACCACGCGCGGAGAGCCTGAAGCTCGGCTCTGCACAGACGGTATTCCGCCGCCACACTGCCCTTGACCCGGGGGACATAGAGCCTGCCGCTTTCCTGCCGGTAGTGTTCGAGCTGGAGCAGTCCATACTCAGAGGCGCGGAGCCCGCGCCAGTATCCCAGCGTGAACATGGCATGGTCCCGCACGGAGACCGAGCAGACCCGGAGCAGATCGTCCACCTGCTCACGGGTCGCGTAGCGGACTGGTCTGGTTTCCTTCCGGCTCACTGGTAGTATACCCTCGCCGTGATGACCTCCCACGGTTCCGCTGGCCCCTCGCCGGCCAACGTGACTGTGGCGGGAGACGATGATGTGTTCAGAACGTAGTCCAGGCCCTGGGTCATTTTCAAGCCGTTCCGGTACAGGTCGATGTCACGGATACTCCCCGGCGGCAGGGGACAGTTTGTCCCCGCACAGGACAGGATAACCGGCTCGGGCGGCTGAGCAGGCGTGTCAGGGATGGGCCGGACCAGACGGATTGTGGTGCGTCCGGTCTGATTGTCGCGGGTGACGGTGAAGTATGCAGGATCGAAATCCACCCTCAACTGGCTGAGCCCCGGCCTGGTCGGCTCCGGACTCTGAGGCTGGCCCGTGGCGATGACTACGGCCAAGACGGCCAGACCCACGGACAGAGCCAGGCCGTAGAGACCGAACTGCTGGTTCAGAGCGCCAATCCAGATCAGCACTCTGCGGATGGTGGAAGTGATTAGGGGCATGGGAATCTCCTGCTGTCTGAGTAGACAGTTTAGGTATACTGTACCAGCCGCCTGCTATGAATGTAAAGGACTTATCTACAGCCCAGTCCGGCCAAGCCCGTCAAGTAGACATTACAGCGTGGTTTTAGGCGTAAAAAAGCCCTCCGGGCCTCGCCTCCCGGAGGGCTCTGCAAGGAGGAGCCAGAACATGAGACTTCTGCTCGTGGCCAGCCGACTACTCCCTACAAGTATGGCCGAAGCGTCTGGTCCAGGTCAATGGGGTTGCGCATGAACTGAGCCGGGATCAGGCTGGCGAGCGGCGGGGAGGGATGACGACGGCTAGAACCAGAACGGCGGTCCCCGCTGTCAACGCGAGAGTCTGTTGGGGGGTGAGACTGGTCCCGAGAGCCGAGTTCAGAGTTTGCGCGAGTTCATTGGTCCATGTTCCGCTCCACGCCATATAAACTGGCTGCGTCTGGCTAGGAGAACTGGAGGGGGACGGGGAGGGCGCGGGAACTGATCCTCCTGGGGCGATGGCTGAGGCTAGGGTGGCTTTGGGGTCGATCCCGGTCCACGCCGAGACGTTCCTGAGGTAGACATCGCTCCGGTTCTCGGATGAAGGAGCGTACTTGTAGATGAACTGCTCAAGGGTCAGTCCCCGTGACGCATCCAACCGGATCTGCGCCAGCAGGCCCTCGTAGCTCGCCTCTCTCGTAGGCCATCCGGCCCAGTTGCGGCCAGCCAGGTAGACTGGTACAGCATTCCGCTGGCCAGCCCACACTAGATGACCTACATTCCACCGTCCGAACTGCCTCACCATCCGCTGGTTGACGCTATTAGGATCGTCCGACCCTTCCATCCTGATAATGGCGTTAGCCAGAGTGTGAATATCAGCCATGCTCTAACCTCCTCAGCCGGGATTCCGCCGCCTCCGCTTCCCGCGTCCACTCTGAAGCCGGGCGGCGGTAGTCGGCGGCATACCGCCGAACCCACATGGCGCCCTCAGGGTCACTGTCCTGCAAACGGGCCGCCCTCTGTTCGCTTTCGGCGGCGCAGACGGCCATTGTCTCCGCGCGGCCTCGGGCTTCTTTCGCCGTGAACCGTAGGTGCTCCATCACTTTAGCGCGGACCTGCTCATCGTGCAGGACCGGCCACTGGCCGCCGTAGAGCTCGGTTAGGTAACGCTTCGCACCGGCCAGCGTGCCCTCGCCTGGAGCCACGCTGTAGTCAGCCGTGGCGTGCTCACCGGGCCCGTATTCGGTCCAGTAGCGTCCGCCTCGAACCTGACCCATTTCGTCCCGCTTCTGTGGATGGCCGGAAAGGCGAATGGTTACCACGTCACCGTCGGGGACGTCCACATACAGATAGTAACTGTGATCGCCACTCCCGCCATCTTGGAACGGGACGCCCCGCTCCCGGAGCCACTTAGATAAGCTCCGCCAGTTTGTGAAGTGGCGGGATGATGGATTGGCTCTCCGGAATCTGATCGTGACGAGACTCATAACCGGCCTCTACCGCGCAGCGGTATCCTCGTGCCCCTCTCCTCCAGATCTCACCTTCCGCGCCTGGTAGACCAGATACCGGCCAGCCAGAGCGGTAGCCGCCCCTTTGCCCGCCGCCGCCGCCAGTCCGTCCAGTGTGAACACTTGGCCCTGGGATACTCCATGCGCCACTCCCGCCGCCGCTCCCGCCACCGCTACCGGCACGGCCTCGACCACGACATCCACCAGGATGCCTCCCACGGCTCCCCCCAGAGCCCATGCCGGACTAAAGGTCTTGGCGATTCCCCGGCTTAACTGTTTCCACATAACTACCTCCCATTCTTAGTTCCGTTTTCTTTTTCACGTTGATAGCGAAGCTCATCCTTCATGTACTCTAGGGTGGTTTCGATTCGCGCCATCTTGTCCAGCAGTACCTGATGCAGTGACGTGCTCCTGTCCGCCGTGACCTTGAGAGCGTCTACGTCGGCCTTCATGATTGAGACTGCAACGGCAAACCCGATGAGAACCACTGCTAGATTGATGATGACGGTCAATCCCACCCTGAAGTTAATCACAGGACCGTGGTCTCCATTTACTTTAACCTCCACATCGCCGTCCTTCCTTCCTCCGTGTGGGGCGGAACGCCCAAACCTGAGACTACCTTCCATTATCGGCCTCCTCCTCAACTCTTCTGGTTACCGGGAACAGCCATCCTTGAACGCCGCACAGAATACGGCTCGTCCCTACCTGAATCGTGCCGCTGAGATTAGGGACGCTGACCTGGAAGATGATTCTCTGGTTCGCCTTGGCTGCTACATAGTCCTGCACCGGGAACGGGCTGGCCAGAGATCCTACCGAGTACAGCAGGCCTCCCATGTTCCGGACCCAGTTCAGTCCGGCCCGGAGGCCCCACACGATGTCTCCGGAGCCCTGCACGAAACCCGTGCCTGTATAGATGCAGTAGTAGGCGTAGATTCTCGCTTCGTATCCGGTTGGTACGGTCCAATCCACGACAGCCACATCCACGCCCGGGCCTGGAGTGATTACCGAGCCCCGCTCGAAAAACTCACGTTCCAGGCCACGGGAACCGCGCCGGTAGGTATCCATGCTCCGGATCTGATTCCATCCGGCCTGAGACGCTACGCCCAGGCCGCCGAGGCCGCTGAGGCCACGGCTGAGCCCGAGCGTTGAGCGGCCAGCCCCGTTAAGGTAAGAGAGCCAGCGCTTCCCGTCCTCATCGAGCGCGGCGTCGTACTGATTAGCCGGTCTGCCCGGAGGCATGGGGACGCGGTTGTACTCTGGAGGCAGGGCGGAGCGCGGGACGATCTGGTAGGGAGGCGCGGGCGGAGACTCTGACGGCGGGTTTGGCACGAACGAGGAATCCACTGGCATGAGAGCCACGGGCGTTTCCGCCGGGCTTGTGATCTGTCCGGTTCCTGTTCCGATTCCCGAGCCCACGCCGATGCCTGACCCTCCGATGCCCTCTCCTCCGCCCGGACCGGACACCGCTGGCGGCGAAGAAGGCGAGGAGACGGGAGGCGCGGCGGATGGAGGGCTGTTTTTGTCCTTCTGCTTGCCCTTCTGCTTATCCCTCTGCTTGTCCTTGCCGGGCTCGGAAATCACCGGCCCTCCTCCGCTGGCGGGAGGGGGCGGCGGCGGAATCACTGACACAGTAGGCTGATAGACGTTCTGGGAGGACCACACGCCGTCACAGTAGATGCTTAGAACACCGGGCGTGTGGAGCGCCACAATGGAACGCTCGGACTGTGTGATCCTCGCAGCCGTCAATCCTGACGGCCCCGTTGCCGCTCCCAGCTCGGACTGTGTGATCCGGGAAGGCATCAGGCGCTCCTGGTCACCCCGCTCTGAAGGCTGTTAGCCTCGCTGACCGTCCACTGGCTGCCCGACGCCGGGCTCACTGGCATGGACCGCCGGTAGGTTAGGTAACTGCTGGTGAGAGAGAAGGTAGACGTTCCGGGGTAGTCATTGCCTGCAACTCTCACAGGCAGGCTGATATCGTTTACTCCAGCATCGTCCTTCCTGGCGATGACCCGGTGCTCTACAGCGTAGATAGTTCCTCCAGAAGGGACCACTGGCAGAGGATAGGCATAGAGGTCTGTGAGGGGAGACGAGGCGGCGGAGTTATAGTCCGTGTCTAGCGTGCTAGGGTTCTCGTCTACGTTCTGCCAGTTGGATCCGGCGGAGGGAGTCCATTCCGTCAGGTTCCCGTCGGCGTTTGGCAGGCTGAAGTAGACTCTGGTCTCGCCTGTCCGGCTGTTCATGAAAGATCCCTGATCATCGTAGATCACCAGATTGTCGATCTGCCCGTTCACGCCTGTACCGGCGGGACACAGCCAGCGGTTAGCGTAAGCGTTGGCTGTGGCCTGAGTGTTGACCCCGGTAAGGTTGATCTCGGGCGTGAGGCTGTTGTTCAGCCAGACCTGTACCTCGCCCAGGCTGGAGTGGATCAGCACACGCATCTGAACGTAGTACCACACACCCGCCAGAAGTAGGGTAGGCCCGGTAGCCAGCAGAGTAGTCCCCGCTCCGCGATGAATCTGGATGTTGTAACTGCCGATGATTCCGAACTGGACCTGTGTACTGGAACCGTCCTGGAACGAAAGCCATCCCTTCAAGCCCGTGCCCGTTCCGATGTTGATGTGAAAGTTGGCGAATAGTACTTGGCGGTTAACTCCCAGGTTCCTGCCGTAACTGAGATTGCCTTGATTGGCTGACCTGCCGTAGCCGAACACTCCAGCTCCCAGTGAAGAGTTGGCCATCGTCCCGCTTGTCACATCGAACCTGCCTGGGCAGTTGGTGAAACCGGTGTAGGTGTCAAACCCGTCCGAATCGAGATAAGCCATGGCGTTACACTCCGATGGAAAAAAGTCCTGCTACATTCTGGGTTACGTTGATTGAACTGGAGCCGTCTGGCGTGACAGGCAGTCCGATACCAGCCGAGATGAAAGCTAACAGATTCGACGTGGCCGGAGTCCCTGTGTCCCGGAAAATGACGATGGCCTGGCAAGGCGCTCCAGCCGCAACCACGCCGAAACTGAAATCAGAGCATCCGAGTGTGCCGAGGGACCATGATTTGCCGGCCAGGAGTCCGGAGAATGCTACTTGGGCCGCTACCGGAATATCTGAGAGAAACTGATCCGTGTTCTGCTGCGCGTCGTAGAGCCCAGGCCCCACGCCAGTCCGCACAAGTACAGCTCTCAGATTGTCTGTGAGTACGTCCGGAAACGGGTAGTTCTGGAGGGCCAATCCGTAGAGTGCATTGCCAATAATCGCCATAGCTCACTCCTAGACAGGGAACCACCACCCCTGAAGCTCCATCACCATCCGGGCCACGCCTACTTGAATCATTCCTGAGGCGTTGACCGTCTGCACGAACATTCTGATCCTCTGTCCGCTGGTGATCCATTCCTGATCGGCCAGCGGGAAAGGCTGGCCTACCCCGCCCAGCATGTATAGCATTTCCCCCATGTCTCTTACCCAAGCGTTGCCGATCTGAACCCGCCAGATGAGATCGCCGGACCCCTGTACGAATCCGGTTCCCAGGTATTGATTAGTGACCCCGTAAAGGATGCCGTTGTAGCCTACAGGACATTCAAAGTCGAGAACCAGTTGGCCGGGCGGAGGGTTGATGGCAGGGGTGATGATCGAGACCCTTTCATACCATTCCCGCCCCTCAACCGGCATCATGTAGCCGCCGGGCATCTCCACCAGTTTGCATCTAACGTCCGGGCGCGACACGAGACTGTCCAGGCGGGCCTCTACATGACGGCGGAACGTGTCTAGACAGCAGTCGTAGTAGTTAGGAGGCTTCAGCAGAGGAGGCTTACGGCCTGTGTCGAGTGGAGCGTCAACTGTGGAAGAAGGAGAGGAAAATGTAATGCTGGAAACGATGGTCCCGGCTCCGCCGGACGAGACTGCCAAGGCGTAACTGCCTACCTTCAGACCGCTGGCAACTACATAGACGTTGGCGGTCAGCAGATCAGGCGTGGAGTATGACAGCAGGTCATAGTAGCCCACATACAGACCGGCGAGGGACGGGGCGGCTATTCTGGCTACATCAGTACTGCCTTCGGTGTCCGGGAACAGGGCGACTGTGAGAGGGGATCCATAGACAGCGGGCAAAGGAGCTGTTGACCACACCGGCGAGTTGGCCGAGACTGCGGTGATAAGAACTGAACCAAACCCGTCACTGCCGTATAGAACTACGTTGCCGGACACCAGACAATTACTGACAAAATCCTGAATCTGGAGTCCGGTCATGGCCTCCACCGCCACACCAGAGCCGCCTGAACCGTCCTCCATCAGGTAGTGGTAGGCGTTATAGTTACCGTCGAAAAATTGCATGAAGCCGTGGACCCTGCCGCTGCTTCCTTGGCAGATGGAGGAGCAATACCACTTGTCCGCCCAGTTCACTAGAGAGGGCATTCCTGGCCAGAGCTGCGGTACCGTCCAGGCGCCGGAGATGCCGCCCTGGAGCTTGACCGTGTGGGGCCGGGCGGTTAGTCCTGCGGGGGCTGGAGCGTAGTCCCACATCAACACCACCAGATCGCCGGTAGTGAGGCTGAAGGCCGCCTGAGGTCCATTAGCAGAGGACTGGTAGGCGCTCTCGTTGGCGGGGTAGGGAACCGCTGGCCCTACGGGAGATGTGGCGGACCATGAATTGGAGGCCAGATCGAAAGCGGATACCCTGAGATTCCCTGCGGTATCTACATAAACCAGCCACAGTTCCGGCAGGGTAGAATGACGGAGGCACCAGAACGTTCGTGCGTCCGGGTAAGAGATGCTGCCGCCCACTGAATCAAGGCTGAGCAGTTGGGGAGATCCCGCTAAATCAACGATGGACCATGTATTTCCGTTGTCCGCCGACCGGAACATGGACACCACGCTAGGCTGTCCATCCTGGTTGTTTCCAGCGTCTCCGTTCCACTGGCTGAAGCCTGGAACATAAAGCGCTCCTCCGTAAGCGAACGGGCCAAGCGTGGCTGTAGCCGTGGATGGGCTGAGGCATCCTGGAATCGGATTGATCAGCGGGGTGCTCATCTTCGCGCCCCTGGATCAGACCGCTGGATAGAACCAGCCGAAGAAAGCACAAATGACCCGCCCTCCGGCCAGTCCGCTGCCTGCGGCATGGTTCACGAAATAGCGGACCCGTTGCTCAGCCGTCAGCCTCAGGCCGCCCCGGAACAGGGGGCAGGGCGAGGCTAGAGAGCCGAGAGTAGTTTCGATGTTGCCGAAGTTGCGGGCCCATCTGAGACCCACCTGGATCCTCCAGGTGAGATCGCCGCTGCCCTCTACGAATCCTGCGCCGGTGTAGAAGTTAGTGACTGAGGTAATCACCCCGTCGTAGCCAGTAGGGACGAAGAACTCGGTAACCAGGACATCCAATCCGTTGTTGGGCGGCAAAGGGATCGAGTTGATCTCCTGGTACTGCCTGCCCTGGGGCGGCATGATGAGATAGGGCGGTTTATCGTACGAGGGGGTCTGCGGACAGCATATCTTCTGAAGGCCGCCCTGCGCCTGGATCATGCTCCACAGAGCGCCTTCTTTCCTTAGCAGCAGATCACACTCGTTCGGGGGCCGCATGACCGGTGCGAATGGGGTGGTTGCCGGGTATACCGCATCCGGGTTCAGGTTCACCCATGGACTGGTGTTCACAGTGTTCATGCGCCCTCCCGTCCCACATGGCCCACTTCCACCATCTCGCACGGCTCCGCGAAGTAGAGAGTTAGTTGGCAATACTGCGCCGACCCTGACAGATTTGACAGTTCCAGGTTAATGTCGCCGGGAGCCGTGAACAGCCTGGGCTGCGGCAGGACGAAAGGCATGGGGATGCCTCCCTCCAGACCAGCGGTAGAGTATTCACTAATTCCTCGTGGCCAGTAGAACTCCTGGCAGACGGGAATGCCGGTGCAGGCTTCAGTGACCTGAATCACGATGCTGGTGGGAGCCTGTTCGGCGTAAGCGGCGGAGTACTGGCGGAACTGCATCCCCCACAGGTAGGATCCGCCCGCCACCTTGATCTGGTACTCCAGCGTGCCGTAAGCAGGCAGAGGCTGGTTGAAGTCGTCCGGTACGGCGTAGGCCCGAGGGCGGTAGGTATTGGCGCGGCGTAGCGTGTCCATCTGAGCCAGGGCCCCAGCCATGTACTGACCAGGCCAGTACCGGATGGAGGGGTTGTAGAGGAAGCCGTCCACGGGGTGATTCAGAGCGGCCATGTCACTTTCCTCCCTTCGACTTCCACAACCAGTAGCCCATGCCGAGCCAGAAAGCGGCGCTGACATAAATGACTATGTTGGACGCTTCCCATCCTGGATTCACGCCCATAAACTGAAGCCCGAGAGTGACAGTTCTGCCCGGCAGAGTCATGATCTTGAAGGCTGCCGTGGACGGACTGAACTCGCAAGCGCATGAGCCGTCTTGCTGCTTAACAGACTTCTGATGCCAACTGCATAACCGCCCGGAGGAGTCAGTAGACTGTCCGCACTCTTGCCCAGCCGCCGCTGTACTGGACTGGGACATTGGCATGATGCCAACAGGCTCTTCTCCAGAAAGTCCGATCATCGAGTCACCCCCTCTTTCCCGTACAGCATCCGGCTTGGGCCGGAGCCAAGTACTCGCCTCCACCGCCGGCCCCGCTTAGACCACGGCCCATCAGCATGGGATTCTCCTCTCACCGATCAGGTTGATAGTTAGGGTGGCGGGCACTTCCGTGTCCAGCAGCAGACTGGCTAGATCCAGACGGATAACGCTACCCGCCGGATAGACCATGGATGGAGCCGGGAACACATTGTTGTACCCGCCATTGTGAGCACAGAGGTAAGAGTCCAGAACCGGGGCCAGACTCAACTGCTCTTGGCGCGGCCCGTAAAGTAGGATCTTGCAGAGCCCGTCCGAGACTTGGGGGGCGGCCATGAGGGCCGTCTGGATGAACAGGCCGATAGCCTGGAGGTTGAAATCGAAGTCATCCACCTGCACCGTGAACTGCCGTGGACTCTCCGGCTGGACATAGGCGGGAGCGATCCTGCCGGTCCAGTCCAGTAGAATGTCCTGAGTGATGATGTAGTTCTGGCTCCGGTAACGGTATTGTGTTTCTACCGGATTGCCTCCCCAGAACCTCTTCACGCCCTGGAACACGAGCTGGGAGAGATAGTTAGGCACAGATCCCGGCACAGCATAGGCCCGGTTGGCCCGGAGAACAGAGTAGAGGTCGAGACTCAGCTCCGTCCCGTAATGAAACATGACCTCAGGGATGATCAGTTCCTCTTGCAGCGGCTGGTAGGGAGAATCCGTCCGCTCTTGCCTCTTCGAGTCCCGCCACTGCCACCGTCCTCCGTTCGGCGGCGTGTCCACCACATTCCGCACTCCCGCCACCCGCCGGAAAATGAAGTCGGCGTTATCAGTCATCGGCAGAGCCACGTCTAGGTAGTTCTGGCCGTCTGTCAAGCTGTCGGCGTCGTAGGTGTAGATGTAGGGCAGATCGTAGTATCCGCCTTCTCGGGTGGGACTCATGTCTCAATCCTCCTGGTTCTACAGCCGGTAGCGTTTGACCCCAGTAAACAACAGGGTCACATCGTTAGGCGCTCCGCTGGTGTCCTGGATGTCAATGCCGATCCTGCCGCCCGCCGGAAGAGCCAGTTCAGGGAACACAGGGAAGGGAACAGCCACCCCGCCATAAAGCAGGTTCAGGTGGACCAGCATGGCATTGGACAGATAGTAGCCCTGAGAGTCGGAGAACCGGTAGACGAAAGGCCCGGTGAACTGCGTGAGCTTGATAGCCCGCCAGATGAAATCCGCGTCAGTAGCCAGGGAGACAGTCTGATCCCGGAGCATCTGGTTAGCCAGCAGACTGACGTTGTACTGGTACTGGAAGAATACGTCCACATACCCGTTAGGGTAGCGCCCCTCCAATCCGCTCAGGCCCGGAGGAGCGTAAGGGTTGATCCTGGTGGTAGACATAGCCGTGAATCCTCGATCTGTTTAATAGCTAAACCGTCCTCCTCTCCTCCGGCAGGGGAGGCTCCGGGAGGAGTCGGAGCCGTCCGCCTGATCCGGAGCGGGCAGAGAGGGAGGACCGCTCCCTGCCCGAGCTGTGTACGCCACAACAGCAGCAGCCAGCGATTACTGGACGCCACGGGCGTAGAAGCCGTCGAGCAGGAGAACCAGAGTGGCTCCAGTCCCGCCCGCCGAACCCGCCGTGAGATTGACGCCGGTGCCCTGAAGCTGGGCATAGAACGTCATCTGGTTTTCGATCACCAGCGGGATAGCGAGCTTGTGCATGGCCTCGCGGGTGGGGAGGCCGTTGCCCAGAACCGTGGTGTTGTTGGCCGTGGTGAAGGCGTTGATGCCGCCCCCCGCATTGAAGTGCCAAAGCGGGGCACGCTGGTAGACCTTCTGCCCGATGTAGAACTCCAGGCAGAAGCCGTTCAACAGCGTGTAGAGGTCCGCCAACAGAATATTCTCGCTCCACCGGAGGCGGAAGCCGAAGATGCTGAAGGCTTCGGGAGCGGGTAGCCGCTGCTGCTGAGTCATGTTGGTTTGCGCCAAGGTCTTGCCCGAGGCCGCGCCGACGTTGGTAAAGAAGGCGGTGGTGAGAGGGTTCACCGCGCCGCCCGCCGCAATCGTTACGGTGTCGTACAGCGGAGTGTGCTGCACGTCCATGCGATCCGGGATATAGGAAGCGCTCTGGAAGGCTTCCGCGATCATCGCTTGAGCTTGCGTCATTCTGATTCTCCTGTTTTCAGGGTCTAAGTCCGGTCGAAGGTCTACCGGGGCGTCGAGGGGGAAGGGTCCGGCCTTCCCCCGCGCCCGCGATGGTTAGAAAGCGGTCCCGAAAGCCCGCTGGAGCCCGCTCATGTTCACCCGCGCGTTGGCGGGCGGGGGAGCCGGGAGGCCCTTCACAGGATTCTGCGGGACCACAAACCCGCCAGGGACAAACTCGCCCATGCCGCGCCCGGAGAGGGCGATGGGGATGTCTGCCAGCCGCAGATTGGGAACCAGCGTGTTGATGAGAGTGGAGCCCACCTGCATCATGCCGCCAAACAGAACGGCATCTCCAAACGGGCCCTTAGCGGCCTTGCCAGCCACCCACCCAATCACCAGAGCGCCGACTGCATTGTTGATCACCGGGCCAAACGTGCCCGCGAAACCGGACAGTCCGGCGGGGATCATGCGGGCCACGAATTTGGTGCCAGCGACGCCCAGCAGACCGCCCAGGACCATCTGAGCGCCAGCCCCGCTGAACGGCTTGGACCCGAACATCACCGGATTCCGGCGGCGGAAACGGACCGCCTGGCGGCGGTAGGACGGATTCCGGTGGCGGCTCTTGTAAGGCGCGGCGGCGGACACACGGCTGATGATCCGGCGGCGACGGCGCGCCCCGGAGGTATTCTTACGACGGCGGCGTTTCGTAGCTGCCATGGTTGGGGTTCTCCTTTGAGGGTTGAGTGCGCCCAGTGTCACCACCAGGGCGGGGTTGCGGACGCCGGAGGCGTTCTTGCGGGCAGAGGAACGTCTCCGTTTCAGCGCAGCCCTCTGACGGGCTGTGCCAAAGTACCTGATCTGTTCCGGGGTGAGGCGGCGTCTGCGCCGGGGGTTAGCCACCCGCCTCACCCGCTGAATCGTGGCCATATCAAAACCTCCTGATCCTTGGCTATTTCACGATGCTGTGGGGACGGCGAGCTGTTACAAGCAACTGGGCCGCCGCGTTACCGGAGCCGGCGGTGGTTGCCTTGGTGCATGTGATATTGGTGCCGTCAACCACCGTATTCACCCACAAAGAGACGCGGGCAGCGGCGTGAATTGGCGTAATCGTCACGTCCTCAGGAGCTGCGTTGAATCCATGAGTGATGGTCGCCGTGGTGTCCGCGTCCGCGTCCGCAATGACCGTCCACGACTTGATGTTGGGGCCGGTCAGAACGGGAGTAACCGTTACTGCCATGTGTTTTCTCCTTTCGTCGGTCTGTTCTCAGGCCCGTAGGGAGCCTGACATTCCACGCCCGGGCCTGAGAGCCTGGCGGCGGGAAACTGGTTGAAGCAGGAGGGGGCCATATCAGTTCACGATCCCCTCCGGCTCGATCTTGTAAGCGCCTCCCGCAATCGTGAGCAACTGGCTGCGGGTGTCGTAGGTGAGGATAGGCTGATAGCCGGTCTCCTCTCCTAACTCGTGGTAGTAGTCGGTAGGCTTGAAGTTGTGAAATCCCTTCTCAGTGTTGTAGGTGATCTCGGTAATCACGCCAACCGCTACATGATCTTTCTCAATCTCCTCGTCCTTAAATTTCAGCTCCCTCAGGTCGAGAGACTGATCGCCGCCCACAATATAAAGCTGTGTGCCTTCCTCATTCGAGCACAATTGAGTGTCCGGGCCGAACTTCAGTTCAGCGGAGTAACCGGAGAAGCAGTCCACCTTGATCTCCTGGAGCGTGCCCAGGCCAGCCAGATTCTCATGGTAGTGGACCGTCTCCCCAATCTCCAGAACTTCCTCACTAGGCTTGCCGTGGAAGGACTCGTACATTTCAGCGGCGGAGGATTCAGGGTTTCTCATTCCCCTTCTTCCCGTTTCATTTGCCGCGAAATCTCTCAAACGATTCAGGGTAATTTCCATGCTCCCTTCCCGGCTGATCGCTTTCACCACGGGCTGAAAACCGGATCTCATGATCTTCTCGGCCTCGGCTAACGCTTCCGCCGCACTGGAAACAGACCCAACAAAAGAACGTCCGGAACCCCAATCCCGGTACAGACTGTACTTCGATGGAATGTAATCTTCAGCCCTCCAGTCCGGGTTCCGTTGTTTGGCAATTGGACCTTCCGGCACTTTTCCGAAGATCCTCACATAGGCGTCTTTTTTCCACATCCGGCTAATGTCCCGTAAGCGGACAGTATCACCAGCTTTGGTACGGACAGTGGACGGGCCATGATGAACTACCGTGGAATGCATAATTCCGCCACCCACCGCCGGGTCTTCATACTCAATCACATCACCGGTCAGACTGGATTCATCGTTTCCGAACCGGCCCCCACCAAAACCAGAATTTCGCCTTCGTCCAAACAAGCCATTAAATACCGCTCTCTCCTCGTCCTCCGTGTAACCCCGCAAGTGATAGCTTCTGTTTTCCGTGGCTCCGGTGCTATAGTCCTGGTCGTAGTTATAAGCTGTGTACCAGACGCCAGGATGGAAAGAACTGGAAGACGGCTCACTAACTCCTCTGTCCCGCAATTCTTCAATAGTGGCTTTTACCACATCGCCGTCATAAAATTCCGCCTCCTCATCCATGTTCTTTCCTTCTTCATCGACCCAACCGTACTCTTCCGCTTCCCCATTTTCAGCGGATTCCGGGGTAACGGTTTCGTAGGTGGTGACAATACGGTGGCCGCTGGACTCAGGATTTGGCATTGAACCAGGATAGGGCAAATCCATCTGATCTTTGTCATAGCCCAGAATAAAAGCATGAATGAAGTTTCTCCTGGCCCGGTCCCAATCCGATGTGGAATATCCATAACCCGTGTTCTGATTCCGGTAATGTTCCCAGGCTCCACGGTAAGAGTCTCTGGGATCTCCCCTTCGCCGGGCTTTGATGCCCTCGTGCAGGCCAGTATTCCAGTCATCCGCCGTGGGATTTTTCTCTCTGACCAGTTCCGCCAAAGCATCACTGACAACCTGCTTCACCGGCGGACGGTATGACAACACCCACACACTCCCTTCACCGGAACGCGGGCCTCCAATGTGGTTAAACTGGGCAATCCCGGACAAACGTCTTTTCACGGCATTGATGTCAGCAAACACAGAGCCCACTGGAGACGATTTAGCACCGTAATGAGAAAGAGCCTCAATGTAAATTTTCGCGTCAGACGGCATGATTATTAAGCCTCCCATTGTCCATACTTGGCCAAATACTTAAACAGTTTGGCTGGCTGTCTACCGTGCCCCAGACCGGAGGTAAAATAATCCCCATTATCCAGCCTGACAGTAACCTTCACTCCATTGCCCGTGATGATGGCTTCAGGAACAATTCTCCCCGGCCCCGTGTACTCCACTTCACCCACACCAGTAGCCTTTTCCATCCCGGCACGGATCTTTTCAATGAAGTCCCGGACAGAACGTCTTTTTCTTTCCATCGCCACCTGTTCTTTAGCCCTCTCTTCTTCCATCCGCTCAGCGTAAGAACGGGCAGCAACACGAGCCGGTTCATTCGACAAGTAATCATGCAATTCCCTCAGCCCAACACCAACACCCACCACCTCCTCACCCCGCCTCACTTCCCAACCATCCCAGGAACTCACTACCACGCGGCCATCAGGCAGTTTGTAAAAACTGGTGAGATTGTCGGGAGCGCCATGAAATACAGCCTTGCGCTTGTTGATGAGATAGTGGCCGATAGTGATATCGTTACCAGGATTGCTTCGAGTTTCCGGGTTTGATTCCCGTTCCCCATAATCCGCAATGTAGCTGTCAATCCGCTTTTTTACGTCATCCATCGTCTTGCCGGAAAACCAGTAGCCGGCCTGGTAGCTGGGTCTGGTAATGTCCTCAGCCTGATCCAGATCCTCCATTGTGGAGTAGTACACATTCCCATGCATCATGTAGAGTCCACCGGCGGCAGGGCCGGGCCGCACAATCCAGTAACCGGGAACTTTATCCTGCTCCTCTGCTGCATCCGGGTTTCCCACCAACTCCCTCCACGCCGCCTTGACGGCGGGAATCAGGCCTTTGGACTGTTTAGCCGCTAATTGTCCGGCCTCCCTCTGAGAGCGGAGCTTCATCCGGTCATCAACCAGGATCTTGGAAACCCACTGCTCCGGCGCTGAGTACAATCTGCCTTGGTGTTGCACCACGTCATGCTCGACCCCGGTGGACTCTGACAGCTTTTTAGCTGCCACTAGTGCGTCTCCGAAAGTTTCTCCCTTCCCCAGACGGATCTCTCCAAGGTATAGGTCCCCTCCAGAGTAGGAGTCGCTCATCTTTTTTAGCCGGTTGAACTGATCCTTCGACAGTGTGTTGTAGGTAGGATTGGGACTCTGGACGGTCCCGCCGTGATCCACAACCAGCAGCGACCCACCTCTGCTCATCGGGTTCCACATGATCAGGTAGCGGTACCCGCTAAGATAATCATTCCTGCCAGCCTTCAGCATCCTGAAGGTGTCTCCCAGTCTCTGATTCTCGTGGTAGAATACAGCCTCCTCCAGCTTCGGAGTGACCTTTACCACCCTGGTAGGCAGCTTGGAATCCGTGTATTCAGCTAAATGGTACTTCTTCCCCCTCGCCCACAACCATTCTCCCAACTGATCTACTTCCTGGAGATATTCGGAAGAGGGATTAGCGAGTCCTGAACTGCCTTCCATCTTCTTACGGAAGCGGGCGGCGTTCTCTTCCCAGATCTTCTCTTCCCGGCTTCCCGGCTCCACCACACTAAACTCATAGATTTCATACGTTCCGGTCCGCAGACCCCATGGGGTGATCCGCTCGATCTCCGTCAGGCCTGGCCGATTCCAGTGAGTTCCTCTGGGGTCGTTGGGGATGTACCTTACCACCGTACCCGGAATGTTATAACTAAGACTGTCGTGGATAAGAACCTTGGTCCCCGGAGGCAGATCAAACTGTCTGGCTTTCCGCCTCGGGTTGCGGCGCAGATAGGAACCGGAACCGGCAGACTGAATGATCCGGTAGCCGTCCCGGACCAGACGCTCGAACTCTCCGCTCACCGCTTTCACTACTCTCCTGGTAGACGACTGGATACGGCGGATCTCAGCCTTCATCTCCGGAGTAATTTCCGTCAGGGTCCGGTCTCTAGAATCCGCTAGATATTCCGTGTCGTACCAGCTCATGACGCTCCCCTTAGTACGCTCCCCGCGCCGCCTGGTAGGCCCGCTTGATCCTGGCACCCACCCGGGGATATTTCCGTCTGGCGGCGGCGATGGCCTCCCGGTACTGCTCTTTGGCCCGCCGGACTGCGCTCTGATACTCACTCTTGCCTGGGCGGGCTAAGAGCATCAGAACCACCAGAACCCCGCCGCCAATCATGATCCACTGGGTAGTAGAGAGGCTCTTGAACGTGTCCCCAATATTGCCGGTGAAAGCGGAAAGGTTGAACTCGCCCAAGCCCATCAGGCCTACTTTGCCGCCGCCTTTGTCACCGGGCGCTCTTCCTACAGTCTGGAGAGCGTTCACCAGAGGGTTGTAGGGGGTCAGCAGTCTGGCGGGTAGGAACTCGCCCACGGACTGCACCCGTTTCATCTCGTGGGGCTGAGTGATCGGGTTCTGCGGCACCACAAACCAGCCGGGGAGCAGGTCTCCGAATCCGGGAGCGGGGTGGTGTGTAATCCATGCCATAGTGTCGTCTCCTGTCTGACCGCTAAACTCGTTTCGCCATCACAATGATTCCAATCACGACCGCCGCGCCCACAGCCAGCCACAACGCCGGCGTCTTTGTAAAGTCCAGTACGTTCTGCGCCGCCTGGTTAGCTGTAGTGGTAACCCACGCCTGACCCGGATTCGAGGCCATGTAGGCCCGGTAGTCTGCTTTCCATGACTCCAGATCAGGAGCTGACATCTCCGGAGTCCAGGCTCCAGGCACCGTCATCTGCTCCTGGGTTCTAGGGGCTTGCGGAACCGGCAGAGCCGGAGGGCCCTGACAGTTGAATCCGAACCAGGAGCACCAGATGTCCTCTTCATTCTTCGGAGCACACTGAACAGTAGCGCCTCCTGTCCCGGAAGTGTAGACCTTAGGGTAGTAGCCCGGAGGGCAGGTAGTCTGGGATTGAGACCCCAGGCCAGAGATGACCATTAAAGGCCTCCTTTATACCGGCGTCCGGCCCTGGCGGTGCGGTAAGATGGCTTTCTCACTGGCAGCAGTCCAATCTGACGGAGGGTGTTCTGGATCTTCCGAGTGTGCAGCATCTCGTGAATACCCTGGTCGATGACCGGCTGAAACTGCCGGTACATGAGTTTGAGAACCGGGTCCGGATTGCGTTCAACAATCAGTTTAAGGCTGCGGGCTACCAACACATCCACTCGGCCTTGGGGATTAAGGGCTGGGTCGTGGAGATCCACCAGAGGCCGTGACTTCGGCCATCGAGGAGGACGGATGTGAGGCTGGTCTTTCATCTGGTCATCACCGCAAACAGCAGCACCGCGCCCAAGGCGAACACCAGGATCTGCGTCTGAGTCAGATTGCCGGGATACCCAGTCTCCATAGACCCGGTGATCTGCTCACAGTACTGCGGCTCAATCTCGAACATCATCTGTCCGGCTTCGCACACGTTGTAGCACTTGCCGTCCCGGCCTTTCTGGACCGTCCAATAAGCTGGCAGGTTGCAGACGTCGATTTTGCTGTAGTCGATCTGGCTGGCGTTGCCCAAGGCAGTCCAAGATCCCAGGCTGAGTTCCGGAGGCAGACTATTGCAACCACAGGCCATAAGATTCCCCTACCCTTTCTTCTCCCGGCGGCCTACGATGTAAGCCACGACCAGAGCAGCGATAAACAGCCAGGACCGTCCACAGACGCCGCTTAAAGCGGAGCCGCCAAGAGACGGATCACAGACGATCTGCTCCCTCCAGGCCAGATCAGACAGGCACATTCTCATTACTGAATCACCCCCTGACTGGACCACCCTCCCATCGAATAGCCCGAACTCCAACCGGACATCCCCGCCAATCCTCGCCTGGCCAGTTGAGCTTGGTACTCAGCCGCCGTGACCTGAGTCTCAGGGTCTACGATCCCGTCCCATGCTGGCTGGTGTTTCTCCGCTGAATAAGTCCCAGTGGCCGCAATGGCGGCCTGCATCCGATACCAGTTCCACTGATGGAAGTTGAGCTTGTAAGCTCCAGTTTTCCCGGCCTGAGCCGGATCGTAGGCGGCGGCCATCAGATCAGAGTCGGAGGGCACGGCAGGAGCGCTCTGACCGCTGCTGGCCGTAGATGAGGATGGCTGCTGTCCCTGCTGTCCTGTCTGAGTCCCTGAGGCCTGAGAGCCGCTTTGCACAGTCTGGTCCGGCTGCGTGCCTGGAGGCAGAACCGGCTGGTTACTAAGGGAGCCGAACAGGCCAGCCAAACCTCCACGGCTCTCAAGGTAGCGCCAGACAATATAGGCTGCCAGGGCGATCAGAGCGTACCTTACGATCTTCTGCTTATCCATGAGACCTCCTAACTCCTCCGGGAGAGCCAGTAGACTCCGAGGACCAGAGCTACGGCCATGACACGGTTGTGATCCACCCACGCCCCCAAACGGCACAACGGATCAGTGTAGACATACTGAGCGCCTGTCGAGGGGCAGAGAGGCCCTGGTTCCGGACCGTCTGGGGGTGTGATGGAAGGCAAAACAGATTGGAGCGCGGACGGCGGGAGCGGAACGTCCTCGACAATCTGAGGCAGAGACGGCATCATCAGGCCGGTAGCCGGGTTCGGCTCAAGGAACATCTCGCTGCCACGGGAACACTGAGGGTAGGGCCTACACCGCTCATCATCACAGGTGAGCGGAGGCCAGAACCCACGGCTCCGGCAATCCTCCATGTCCTGGACGGATACTTCTCCTGTGTAGCCGAAACACTGGATCTGGCGGCAGACATCATTGGTAAGATGGAGCGGCATGGCTATTTCCCTCCTCCTCCTCTGGTGAGAACCAGGACTGCCAGACCAGCTACGGCCACAAGAGCCAGAACGCCAGGGTTCTGGAACATGGACGAGAAGGCGGCTTGTTCTTTCTGATCCTGGTCCTTCAGTCCGCCTCCGATGGAGTCGCCTACAGTCTGCTGTCTCGGAGTCTGAATCTCTCCGGGCTGCTGGAACGGCACAGACTGGTTGGGCTTGTTCGTGACAGCCGAGGCAACCTCCTGGACTGTGTTGGGCATGCTGGAGGGGCTAAAGTTCCAATCCCCCGCTGGAGGAGCCGGAGCGGGAGGAGGAGCATAGGTGTAGACAGGAGCGGTATAGCCGGATGGAGTCTGATAGCCGGTTGAAGAGGCGAACTGGACAGGCGCCGTAACACCCGCCGCCTGGGCCGCAGCCACTTCCGCTCTTAGGATGTCCGTGTAACGGCCCGAAGCGATTAGATCAGCCGAGAAGTCATAGCCGGTGCCGGGGGCGGCGCAGACCCTGTTATAGTAGCCGCCCGGTCCGTCAGGAAACCAGACAGCCTCCTCCCGGCAGGTCAGGCTGATTCCGGCGGCAGCCGCGACCGATTCAGCTTTAGCCAGGAGGTCCGGTCTCGACTCCTGGCTCGCGTAGATCTGTCCCAGAGAGGGAGGGCACAATCCCCGAAGAGAGGTAGAGCAGCGTGCATTCAGCCGGGGGATAAGTCCCAGAGCAGCCATGGACCCCGTGTCCAGTACCGCTCCAGCCTCGTGGAATGATGGCCTGACAGGCAATTTCATTTCGCCGCCTCCGGAAGGGTAGTTTGTGCTGCCGGGACAGTTCGAGGAGACGGACGCCCCCACCACCCCTTCTTCCACCCCCACCATGCTGCGGCGGCGATGATCAGGATAGACAGAGGGTCCAGTCCAAGCACAGACGGCTTGGCGGGCTCCGGAGGAGGAGGCTCCGTGAACCGGTAGTGTGAGCCGTAGTAGGGCACCTGAGGCATCAGCGTCTCCCTCCACTCCCACCCATGAACAGAGCCGCTGCGGCCAGACCGGCGGCTAAGAGCAGCCCAGTGTTGCCCGTGAGCATGAGATCGAGGCTGGATGGCTGGAGAACTTCCCCGGTCTCAGGATCGACCCATGAGCCGGTGGCGGTCTGTACCGGATCGGCCTTCACATTGGGGTCATTAGCGATTGGGTCACGATAGCCTACAAACCAGTTCCAGCACTGTCCGTTCTCTTTCCAGACACAAGCGTTTCGGTCCCGGTCAGAGATGCACCGCTGGCCAGCGGATCCAAGGTCCGGATTCGAGCAGGCCTGAATGACGGCTTGCCATGCAGCGTCAAAATTGGCCAGAGCCTGAGCTTGGGAGGAACGGTAGCGGGAACCTGAGAGATAGCCATTCAGGTTTTCGGCCAGCTTCGGCTCGATCTCATTCACAATTGCCGTGGCCGCCTCTTTCTGTTTGCCTCTCCTGAACATGTTGGCGAGAAACAAGGTGACGCCTACTACCGCCGCTCCAATAACCGGCACAGCGATGGCGGCCCATGATGAAGCTGCGGCGGTTCCAGCCGCTCCTCCAGCGGTAGAAGCCGCCGAGGCTCCGGCGGACGCCTGAATGGCAGTGATAGCCGTGCCGCCGATAATGGACGGGGCGGACATCACAAGCTGCTCAGTCCCGCCAGTAGCGGCGGCCTGTCCGGCCTGAGAGGCTCCCGACACGATAGCCTGACCGGTAGTCACCGTTCCCATGCCGTAGTGGCGAATGCGGGTTGGGTGAGGCTGGACCGCCACCATCCTGGAGCCCGCCGAGCGGACTGCTCCCCACGGGACGGCAGGCATAACTGGGGAGAGTACCGTCATGACTGGGTTAACGCCTGTGGCCCGTCAGCATCACCTTGATGTCCCCGCTCCTGGTCCGCATCACTTTAGCGGTGGTCCACTTGGCGGGAATAGGATTCCGGCGGCGGCGAGGGTTTTCCTCGCTCAGAGATCCATAATGCTCCCGGATGATGCTGCTATAGTCCTTCCATAGACTCACATCCTCCCCGGCGGCGCGGCCAATACCCTGCTTGCTTTTAAGGACGTATTCCGCATAGACCCGGCCAGCATCAATCAGATTAGTCCCCTCCCACACTCTACCGATGTTGCCTACGATAACCTCGTAGGTGTGCTTGGGTTTGTTCTTGGGGTTCCGGCTGAAAGCCACTCCACGCCGTCCTCCGCGCGTCTTAGATGCGGCCAGAGCATAAGCCCGAAGCCCGGAAGCCGGACGGCTTTTCACGGACACCTTAGCGGTTTTCTTTACCGCCTTCCTGGCCGCCCTCTTACTGCCATGCTTCCGGGGCTTGTCCTCGTACTTCCACTTTGACGCCCACTTCTTCGGCTCACCGGCTCGTGCCGTATCGTAGTCTGAACTAGCCCGGAAAGGGATGAATTTCCCGTCCGGCGTCGTCATGCCATGTTCGACATTTTTCACAAGTAGAGGCATCTCAATCTCCTATCTCCTGCTCATCAGTACAACCAACACCACCGCCCCGGCCACCAGCAGTAGAGTGTTAGCCACGTTCTCGCCAGCCCGGATGACCTGCTGCTGAGGGGTCTGCGGAGCTACAGGAGCGCCGCCGGTAGGCTGGTAGACCGTGGTTCCGTAAGGGGTGGTCTGCATGATCTTGGCTTGATTCTGGTTCAGCAGGATCTGCTGGCCGGTGGCGCTCCATCCGCCAATGACGGACTGCCAGAGGTTCGACCAGCCGGTAGGCTCATTGCTCAGACCGAGGGAGGAGAGGGTGTTAATCCCCTCAAGGCCTAACACGACTGGATCTCCATCATTGCCCAGAATCAAACCTGCACGCTTCAAACGGTCCATGACTTCGGGAGAGGGAGGCCCTCCTCCGGTTACGCTTGGACGAGCCGCGACCTGCATAGCCACCACGCTCCTAACAGTAGAATCAGTACGCCCCACGCGGACACACCACCGTCCAAAGGCCACTCATGGTATCTCATGCCACGACCCGCCTCCGGAGCCTCCCATCCAGGCCACCCGCCGTGACTAGCGTCCAGTGGAATGCGGGTTCCGTCCGCCTCGCGGATGACCACATAAACATGGCTGTAGTCCCGACTAGAAGGGTCCGCCGCCAAAGTAGCGAACCAGACCCGGTAGCCCAGAGCGGCCAGCAGGGAGGCGAGGTACATGGAGTAATCGTCACAGTCTCCAGCCTTTGACCCTTCCGGCAAGGCCGCCATGTCCTGAGGACGGATGAGGGTCTCAACTACGACGTCCTGCTCTCCGAGCCCCTCAACCCCCGCCACAGGGCGGGCGGTCTGCTCATCCCGGACGAACCGGAGCTGCTTCTTAACCCACCAGTAGGCCGCCTCGTAAGGTGGGACGCCACCGGCGGCGGCCTGGGCTCTGATAGCAGCAGCCTGTGACTGGATGATGGGGGATTGAGCATCCTCGGCGGCATAACGCCGCATGAGAGAGATAACGTCTGCTGTCTGCCCGTCCCCTCCCGCTTGGACAGGGGTCAGTTCATACCTCAGGCCAGGGCCAAGCAGGGGATGGTCGATCCTTCCGGTTCCCGGGCGGCGGTATCCAAGTTCTGAGTGTGGGCGGGAGACTCCCGTCATCAGAAGCAGTTTGGCACGGTATACGCCAGGTTTTCAATATAGGAGATGTATATATATGTACTTATGTTGACCCTCTTGACAAACTAAAACGCAGTAGCGGAATCACCGCAATCCGTGTAGTATAGGGCAGGAACACAGCCGCTTTGGCCGCTAAACAGAGTGTCCGGAACGGCGGAAAGAGAGGACAGACGAGTGGCGAGACGGAAGAAAACACCACTAGACGTTAATTCTAGCCAGGAATTACAGAGCCAGGAAGAATTGAGTCCTGTTCTTCCGGTTGAGGAAGAGCCGGATCTGGACAACGGCCAGGAACAGACCGCAAGCCCCACGGAATGGACGGTTGGCGGCGGGGATGATGAAGAGTACAGCAGTTCCCCCTACCTCGAAACAGAGGGAATGGAGTCGATTGAGACCTTGGAGGATGAGGAGGCAGGAGAAGAAGATTCCAGAGACGGGTACACGCCGCCCCCGGCGTCTCCGATCAGACGGTATCTGGAAGAGCCGGACAGCGGGGAAGAGGAGGAGGTAGACGGCGGCGTTATTCCAGCCTCCCCGCCCCGGCCCGTCCGCCGTCCGTCCCAAGCCAAGACTGGCAACCAGATCAGACATCTGCCGCCGTCCAAGATTCACCACTACAGCGACCAGCATAAGACATGGGCGGGAAAGCCCCAGAGGTTCTTTGATTATTGGCGTAAGTTAGAGGAACTGCCTTGGGCCAAAGGACGAATGCTGTGCTATGTGTACCGGATCTACCCTGTGATGAAAGACGACGGGCGCCAAGTAGACAAGGTAGCCGACTGGTTCCCCTATGAGGATCTGGCCCGCCGGTACGGCGCTGGAGACTACCATCTGAAGCTGAACGACGCGGGCATGAATTACAAACCGCTGGCGATCTGCACCGTGAAAAACGCAGGAGAACGGAACTGGAATGAGTATCCCCCTGTGCTGGACCCGGACCTGCTTGAAATGGATGACCCTCTGAATAAGCCATACATCTCGTGGGCCAGGAGCCGGGGAATTGCTTTTCCAGGAGACGCGCTGTGGGAAGCGAACCAGAGAGCGAAACGAGAACAGGAGGATAAGATGGCAGAGACTAAGATCGTAAGCGAAGCATGGGACTTCATGAAACAGCAGGTGGAGTCCTCTAAGAAGGGAGACCGTGACAGGGACGAGGTTCCTGCCGACGCGCTAACCAAGAGTATCGAACTGATCTCGAAGGCCGGAGAGGTACAGAGCAAGATCTTAGAGAAGGGCATCGACAGGGTAATGGACCTCCAGAAGCGGGAGGGAGCTGGTTCTTTAGGCAGCCTGAAAGAGACCATTGAGCTTGTCAGAAGTTTATCACCCAGGTCCGACACAAGCATCGAAGGTATCGTAAACACCATCATGAACATGGAAAGCAAACACGCAGATAAGCTGTTCCAGATCCAGATGCAGATGCGCGAGGCTCAAGAGAAAGAGATCACCTACCTCAAAGAGCAGATGACCCGGCTTCTGGAAAGAGCGGCCAGTCCGCAACCAGCGTCAGCCGTATCTACAGAGAAGCCCAAGAGCCTGAGAGACCAGTTAGCCGAACTGAAGGAGAGCCGGGATCTAATCAGGGAGGCTTTGGGAATTGAGGGCGCTGAGAAGGAAGGCGGATGGGTGGAGCACCTGCCGCTGATCGTTCAGGCGGGCAGTGTTTTGATTGGGTCTATGGCGTCTATTATTCATAATCTAGCGGTTATCCAGGGCAAGGGCGGGACAGCGATGCAGCCGCCTCCGGTAAGCGCCGCCTTAAGCCCTGAACAGAACGAGGCTCTAGGGCAGATGGGAATGGGACAGCCGCCAGTCCAAGCACAGCCGTCCCCGCAGCAGCGGGTAAATCAACCACCACAGGAGAACGAAAACGCGATGACTAGAGCGCATCAATTCTTCGGACTGATTACCACTCCCCTGTTACGGAGCTTCAACGCTGGTGAGAGCGGGGCGGACTTTGCGGCTCGTCTGATCGAACTGACCGACAGCGGATATTTCGGAGCCGATGCACAGGGAGCGCAAGTTTACGATCAGATCCTGGAAATGGGCCAACCACTGATCTATTCTCTCCTCAAGACATACCCTCCTATCTGGAGTGTGGTGAGCCAGACCCCGGCCAAGTGGGAGCGGTTTCTCGGAGAGTTCTTCCGGGCCCGAGAGATCTGGGCCGAAGAGGAGAGAGAGGAGTCTGGAACCGCAGAAGAGATAATTCCTCCTCCCAGCGGGCCAGCAGCATAACCAATGTGCTACACCGTCCGTTACCGGTGCCAGTACAGAGATTACTGGTATGACGACCTTGATACAGGCAGTTGGCCAGAGGC